AAACCAAAATGCACCAATTCCATTCAATTTAATACCGCAAAACTACACAGTCCCAGATAGTTTCGTAAATAACTACACGCTGCCTTCACCGGTAGACTATAAGCCGCTGAATACACCTTATGGCATAGATGACCGCGTTGTACATCCCTACGTTGTCGAGTTTTCGGGTAACTTCCGTGGATTCAGATATTTAATGTGTATCACACCCTACACGGTCGAATCGCATGAAAACCCTGTAATCATGGGGTCAAATGATATGGATACATGGAGTATGCTACGCCTCTACCTGGACGTTTCCTGTCAGATAATGGCCTTGCCTACGATCCAACAAGCGGAATGCTGATCTGTTACTGGCGCGATGGTGTCACTAATTCTGCGGAGGATACTCGCATTTATTATCGTGCTACCCGTGACGGCATCGACTGGACTGATCCGCAATTGTTAATTGGATATGATTCGACTAGCGCCAACCTTAGTCCATCTGTCCTGTTTAACCCTATTGATGGATTGTGGCACCTGTTTATTGGACAGGAGAGTGGATACTGGAGGCACTACACAGCCAAGAACCTAAAGAATAATTGGACTCTAGTTTCTGTTACTCCTTTTTTAGAGAACGGTATTTGGCACAGTGAAGTTAAATTTGTTGGCGATAAATATGTCATGCTCGTTAATAAGCGTGACCCTAACAGTAATTTCTACTTTGCTGTTTCTTCGGATGGGGATAACTGGACCTCTGGGAGCTTCTTATTCAACACCCAACAAGAAGCGTTGTATAAAGCATCATTTTTGCCGAGATTTAATGAATCAGGAGCTATGGCTTTCGATATTTTTTATACAACCAATCATTCATCAAACCCAGCTTGGTTGAGAAAGTTTTTCCACCTCACAACGAATTTTGCGGAGATCTAGAATATGTCAGTAATTATCAAATCCAATCAAAAAGCAACTAGGAGTCTAGGCGACATATTTGGTCTGCGTGGCCCAAGTGATTACCTGTTAATACTCGATTTTAATCAACAGGTGTACTTGAGGAAGGGTGTTGGCGGAAGGCAGCTTAAATTAAGCGAAGCTATTAATTTCACACGCGCATCAAAAGGAACTTATCTTGATGAAAACAATATTCTTCGTACAGCAGATGCAAATGAGCCGCGTATTCATTATGAGCCAATATTTGGAAAGAAAGGCTTGCTGCTTGAGCCTGGACATACTCAACTACTGACTAGCCCGTATTCACCAGCGTCCCAAACTGTAAACATTACGCACAATACTAATGACCGGCTGATTTTAAGCTGCAAAGGATCGGGGAAGGTATCTCTTACGGGGAATGTTAGCCTTGTTGCAGGCAGTCCGGATTTCGCCACAGAAAACAACCCCGCAATGTATCAGACTACAGCGACAGGGCCAGTAAGCGTTGTTGTGGAAGGGTTATTAGAGGTTTTCGGCCTTAACTTTGTTAGCGCTATTAACGGCTCAAGTGTGCGAATGTTTACACCACAGGGATTGACTGCTGTTAGCCCTGATGTGGCAAAACTCAGTCCAACAATCTTTTCTGAGGTTCTTGCTGGCAAGCAAAACTATACAATCATGGTGAATGTAATTGAGTTTAAGCGACCAGCCCCCGGTTCTTACACCTCAAGATCAAATGTTTTTGCATTGTTAGAGCCTGCAAGTAGCAACAAGGGTATTTATGTTTATCGCGGCCCTGGTATCGCACCGCGCACCCGAAGCGCTTTTCTCGATGCAAGCGGCACAACAGTGAAAAATACTGTTAAAGCCACAGATGACACGATATATAAGCACACACACGTCCTCTCTATAGCGGGGGGCGGCACGAATGCTATTCTTGCTCGAAATGGGGAGGTTGATGTTCTTGGTGGTGCTTATTCAATTAACCCGACTGAAATGGTGCTAGGATCTACAGTTCCATGGCTTTCGGGTAGTTATCTAAACGGAATCATTACATCATTAGTCATTTATCCGTATGCTATGACTTATGAGCAAGTGCAAGAATTATCTAAAACCTTCAATTAATAAAGTTTATATAAAAATGAGATATTTTTATGTTATTCAAAACAATATATACATCTCTTGGCTTAGCTCTAGTCTCCCAAGCCGTCAGCCAACAGCGAACTATCGAACTCACTCACTTTGCCGTGGGTGATGGCGGTGGAAATTCAATGATTCCGAATGAGTCAATGATTCAGCTAATTCGAGAAAAATACCGTGCAACCATTAACCGCATTTATCAAGATCCCGAAAACGAAAACAAATACACTGCTGAAATGATTATTCCAGTGACTGTTGAAGGTTTTGTGGTTCGTGAAATTGCTTTATTTGACCGCAATGGAAACATGGTGCTGGTAGGAAATACACCTGAAGTTCACAAGCCAACACTTGCAGAAGGAGTCACACAAGATTCGGTTTATCGAATTCCATTTGTGATTTCAAACCCTGAAGTACTTGAACTAAACTTTGACCCGAATGTGATTATCGCAACCCATCAATGGATCCTGAATACACTGACCCCTGCCAATATGTTTCCAGGCGGTACAAATGGTCAAGTGCTGAAGAAAAAATCCAATGCCGATGGCGATACAGAATGGGCAGATGCAGGATCTGCAGAAGTATTTGTCAACACGATTGAAGAAGAACAATCACTGGTTGCTGATCAGCTCATTGTAGATCTGAGTGAAACCACCACCACTGGTGCTGCTGTCTATATCAATGGCGACCGTATTACCAATAAATCCGGTGCTGATGGTTGGCTTGCAACGACAGCCACACGGATCACTTTAGGCAAAGCTTATCCTGGTGCGAAAATTCTGATCGTTCAAAATGAACCATTAGGTTCTGCACCTTATCCATTGGCACAAAAAAATAACTTATCAGATGTACTGGATAAACCATTGGCACGTCAAAACCTGGATGTCATGAGT